TCACAATACCTCAAAATGTGGTACGACGAGAACAAAAAACGTCCCTGTACTGAATTTGTGCCTATTGATAAGATTTATCTGCCCTTTGAGGCGGCTAACTTCTATACAGCCCAGCGTGTAACTGAAGTCAACACGATCAGTTCATGGGAGTTTAACAATAGGGTTAGAGCTGGTTTGTATAGAGACATCAATTTAATTCGTGCTTCTGCTGAACCTGAGCAAAGCTTTGCAGAGAAGGCAAACGCCAAGATCGAGGGTAAACGCTATGAAGACAATGATGATGGCGTCAGGAACGTCTATCACATATACACATGGCTAGAGTTAGATGAAGACAAAAGAACTGGCGGCGAGTCAGCACCTTACATTTTGATGGTTGATGAATTAGACCAAAAGGTGGTTGGTTTGTACCGTAACTGGGAGGAAGGTGATGAAACTCTTACAAAATTGGATTGGCTCATTGAGTTCAAGTTCATACCTTGGAGGGGAGCGTATGCGATTGGTCTCCCTCATCTCATTGGCGGATTGTCCGCCGCCCTCACTGGTTCATTACGTGCACTATTAGACTCGGCGCACATTAACAACGCCGCGACAATGCTCAAGCTCAAGGGAGCTAGGATGTCGGGTCAGACTGATCAAGTTGAGGTGACACAGATTGCGGAGATCGAGGGCGCTCCCGGTGTAGACGATGTTCGCAAGATCGCCATGCCTATGCCTTTCAATCCCCCATCTCCTGTGCTTATGGAGCTATTGGGCTGGTTAACAGACGCCGCTAAAGGGGTTATAACAACTTCTGAGGAGAAAATTGCTGACGTCAATGCCAATATGCCAGTTGGAACAACGCAAGCTCTAATCGAGCAGGGTGCGGTTGTGTTCTCAGCAATCCATGCTAGGTTGCACGAGAGCCAAGGCAGGGTCTTGAAGGTGCTTGGACGCCTCAACAGATGGTACTTGGACGAGCAAAGACGTGGTGAGTTAGTGGTTGACCTTGATATCCATAAGGATGACTTCAAGCGCAACACTGATGTTATCCCAGTTTCTGACCCACATATCTTCTCTGAGACGCAGAGGATGGCTCAAACGCAAGCTGTGATGCAAATTATGGCGGCAAACCCTGATTTGTTTGACAGAAAAGCGGTTATTGAGCGGTTCATGAAGCAAATGAAGGTGCCTCAGATCAATGAGTTGCTCCTTCAAGAGCCAGAAGACGACATGGTGAACTCCGCTAAGGAGAACTTTAATCTGTTGAAGGGTGAGCCAGCTAAAGCTTATGACGAACAAGACCATTTGGCCCACATTCAAAGCCACATTGACTTCTATCGCAACCCAATGTTTGGTTCTAATCCGCTTTTCATGCCTAAATTCTTGCCTGCTGGCATAGATCACATCCAACAACACTTGGGTATGTGGTATGAGCAGACCATGAACTTGTATGCTGAGAGCGGATTGAAAGAGCGTGGCTTGGATTATGACGATCCATTGAATACAAAACGCATAGATGAGCAGTATGCCAAGGCTTCTATTGCTGTTTTCAAGGAATCTCAACAGACTTTCCAGCAGATCATGCCAATTTTGGGTGAGATGCAACAGCAATTAGACGCTCTGAAGAAACAACAACAGCCTATGGACCCAGATGCTCAGGCTTTGATCCAGACTTCTATGGCTGAAACCAACCGTAGGGCACAAAGAGACAAAGCTGAGATGGCAATCAATCAGCAAAGGCTACAGCAAGACGGACAACTTGAGTCTTCTAGGATTCAAGCTGACTTAGCCAAGTCTAATGCTGACAATCAGTTGAAAGTTGCGTTGGATTCCACCAATAACATTACAAAACAGAACATTGAATCAGCAAAAATATCCCATGATGCGGATATTTTGCGACATGAGCAGGCGAAAACTGCACTGGAGCTACAAAATCGTGCCCAGTCTTACTTAGGAGGACAAAATGTCTAGCGATAACGAGCAAAAGTCTGTGGAAGTTCCACAGCACAAGCGTATTGCCCAAGGAGTTCCACTTGATGGTACATCTATGGGCGGTAAAACCCAGTCAGAACCCAAAAAACAAGGAGGTTTAGCACAAGCAGAGCAAAAAAAGAAATAAATGGTTTTAATTTCACAGGTTATCGGCGCTATTAAGAAAAGACAAGCAGACGTTGCGTACTCATTAGCAGAAGGCAATGCATCGACTTGGGAGTCTTATCAGCGCATGGTAGGAGTCTACATGGGCCACCAAGAGGTCATAGACTTCATTAACAAATTATTAACTGAAGAAGAGGAAAAAGATAATGACAGATAGCACAACTGGCGCAGATTTAGATTGGGCGTTCCCTAATGTAGATCCGCAAGCCAAACCGCTTGGCGCAAGGATTCTAGTGCAATTAAAACGCACAAAGAAGACAACAGCGAGTGGAATCGTTATGGTTGCTGAGACCAAAGAAACAGAGAAATGGCAGAACATGGTAGCCAAAGTGTTGATTATTGGACCTCTAGCGTTCAAGAATCGTGACACGATGCAACCTTGGCCTGAAGGTTCTTGGTGTCAAGTTGGGGATTATGTGCGAGTTCCCAAATGGGGTGGAGATCGCTGGGAAGTCCCAGTGCCCGGAGAGAGCGACTTAGAAGAACCAGCTCTTTTTATGATTCTCAACGATCATGAAGTTATCGCCACGGTAACTGGAGATCCCTTACAAATGAAAGCTTACATATGAACACAGAAAAGAAAGTCGAAGAACCGATTGACATGAACGTCAATGAGGAACTGGATGGATCTGCAACGGTAGAACTACCTGAAGATTTAGTGCCTCAACAAGAAAATGAGGACAAACACGAAGTTAAAACTGAAGAACACGATGACCATCACGACGATGACCCATCGGAATCTAAAGTTCAGCGCAACAGGCGCAAACAAAAGAGAGAACTGGCTAAAGCTGTTTCCTCTGAAAAAGAACTCCAATTGAACCTTCTGAGGAAGCAAAACGAAGAGTTAATGGCTAGGCTTGCAGTGGTGGAGAAAAAGACCCACAACGCTGATTTAGCCCGTATAGACAAGGCAATTGAGGACCAAGAGACTCGCGTTAACTATGCCAAGATCAAGATGGCTGAGGCTATGTCTGCTGGAGACGGCGAGACTTATAGCCAAGCGCAAGAAATTTGGTTGGAGGCTAGAAACCAAGTTGCCGCTCTGAAAAATTCAAAAGAGCAAGCAAGTCGTCCTCAAGTACAGAATAACATTCCAGACCCACGCTTACAGCGTCATGCTAGCGAGTGGATGGAAAGAAATCCATGGTACAACCCAAATGGCGGTGACATTGATAGTCGGATTGCCAAGATCGTGGATGAAGAACTTGTTAAAGAGGGTTGGAACCCCAACGATTCAGATTATTGGGACGAACTCGATAACAGGTTGTCAAAACGAATTAACCATAGATATAATGACTCTATGGACGTAAAACCGTCTTCTAAGGGACCAAGGAGTGTTGTCACAAGCTCTGGACGTGAAAGCGTCAATGGCAATAGCAACCGAAGTACTTTTACGCTACAGCCCGAACAGGTTAGAGCTATGAAAGACGCAGGTATGTGGGATGATCCCGCAAAGCGAGCCAAGATGATCAAGCGTTATGCAATGAGCGCCCGTAACAACCAATACTAAGGAACTAAGAAAATGGAATCACGTTTAAAAAAATCTCTAAATGCTGGTGGTCGTGAAAGTCGTGCTAGTCAGGATATCACTAGACAACCGCCCGAAGAGAAGTTCATGAATTCGCAGGAACGTCCAACTAGGAAGATGTGGAGCGAGGAGTGGACACAGAGTGCTTTACCCAAAGTACCTGAGATACCCGGATGGCACGTATGCTGGTTGTCAACAACCAATGGTTACGACACGATTGATAAACGTATGCGCTTAGGCTATGTACCTGTTCCACGAGAAGAGGTTCCAACGTACTATGAGCAACACAAAGTCAAGAGTGCTGAAATCACTGGATATGTTAGTTGCAACGAAATGGTTTTGTACAAAATTCCTATGGATATGTATCAAGACGTTATGTTGCATATGCACCATGAGTTGCCCAACGAAGAGGCTGAGAAAATCAAAGTCCAAGTTGAGCAGTTACAAGGCGCACAAGACAGTTCTGGCAGACACCTTGCGGATATCGAAGGCGATGGTCTAAGGCAATTAAGTCGAAAAAATGTTCCTGATCCCATCTTTCACGGGTAAGGATATTTAACAAGGAGTTAACTATGTCAGCAACTAGTGCTCCATTTGGCTTGAGACCTGCGTTCCACCCTTCTGGTTTGGATCGTGCACAGGCTCTTGCTGGTGGAATTGCATCAGGATACGCTACGGCTATCCTCAAGGGTCAACCCGTCAAATACAGTACAGCCGCAGTTTTAACTGGTAGCCAAGGAACTATTGTTCCCGTGTCTGCCACTTCTGACTCATGGTCTGGCGCATTTGCTGGTGTTGAGTGGACCGATACAACTGGTCGTCGTCGTGTAAGTAACAATTGGCCTGCCAATACATCTTATGTGACTGGATCATGCGTAGCTTATTTCTATAACGACCAAAACATCGTTTATGAAATCCAAGCAGACGGTTCTATGGCTCAAACCACTATTGGTAATGAGTATAACTTCACTAACTTGACTGCTGGTTCTACTACCACAGGTCTGTCACAATGTACTCTAGGGTACAACACAGCCCAAGGTAACACAGGCCAAGGTCAAATGCGTGTTGTCGATTTAGCCCCCTATGCAGACAATGCATGGGGAGATGCCTACACGGTCGTTCGTGTGGTTAACTCACAGTCACAGTTCTTCGGTTCTGTAACTGCTATTGCATAAGGAGGCATAAACCATGGCCGCACCAATGCGAAGTACGGACTTTAGAAGTATTGTTGAACCTATTCTTAACGAATGTTTCGACGGTGTCTATGACCTCCGTGAAGATGAATGGTCTCGTGTTTTCCGTGAACAAGAGGGCATTCCCCGTAACTACCACGAAGAGCCAGTCCTTTATGGATTTGGAGCCGCACCCCAGTTGCCTGACGGTACACCCGTTAGCTACCAACAAGGTGGTGTACTCTTCCTCCAGCGCTATGTTTACAATGTGTATGGCTTGGCCTTCGCATTGACCAAAGTGTTGGTTGAAGACGGCGACCACATCCGTATTGGTCAAGTGTATGCTCGTCACCTCGCCCAATCATTGATTGAGACTAAAGAAACTCTCTGCGCTAACATTTTGAACAGAGCCTTCAATAGTTCTTATGTCGGTGGTGATGGCGTGTCACTTGTTAACACAGCTCACCCAATCGTGAATGGTACATTTAGCAACCAATTGGCTACAGCCGCTAACTTGTCTCAAACATCTCTCGAACAGATGTTGATTCAAATTCGTCAAGCTGTGGACAACAATGGTAAGAAGATTCGTTTGGTTCCACGTCAATTGATTGTGGCTCCCGGCAACATCTTCCAAGCTGAAGTATTGTTGAAATCTGTTCTGCGTACTGGTACAGCAAACAATGACTTGAACCCTGTTAAGTCAATTGGTTTGTTGGATGAAGGTGCCGCAGTTATCTCTCGTTTGACATCAGCCACAGCATGGTGGGTTCAAACTGATGCGCCCGAAGGCATGAAGCTTTTGATGCGTCGTCGTTTGGAGAAAACCATGGAAGGTGACTTCGAGACTGACTCTATGCGTTACAAGGCTACTGAGCGTTACATCCCCGGATGGACCGACCCAAGAGCTATTTACGGTACCGCAGGCGTATAAGCCTAATGGGGAGGGGAAAAACCTCTCCCCTTTTTTTTTAAACTGATCAAGCTTTTCATGGAGAAGATCAAATGCCTCAATTTTCAGACGACCTATTTTTAGGCCCAGCCCAGACGTACATGGGTCTGGATCTCAGCCAGACAGAAGGTGTTTACACTGGTTCTGTTACTGGCACAACAATGACCATTACTGCTCTTCAGAGCGGTGAGCCATTAACACTTGGACAATATGTAAGCGGAACAGGCATTACTGCTGGTTCTTACATTACAGCTTTTGTCTCTGGTTCTGGTGGTACTGGTACTTATACCCTTAGCGCTTCTTCAAGTGCTACTGGTTCAATCACAATCACATCTTCAGGTGATGCATACCTAGGTGACCCCGCTCCTATGGATTTGGGTGTTGGTCCTTTGGGTCGTGTATACATTTGGGATTGTGTGCCACAAACATTGCAAACAGCCAATATTGCCGCATCACAAACAGCGACTGGATCTGGTGCTGTAACTTTGACTGCTGGAACTTCTGTTAAGACTGTTACTCGCGCTGATGGTACAACTGTTCTTCAATTGAACACACCTCGTGCATTGCAAATCAACACATCAACAACTGCCAGAACAATCACTGTTTCTGGTTATGATTACTACGGTCAGCCAATGACTGAGGCAATCACAGTTGCTACTGCTGGTACTGCAAAGTCTGGTGCTAAAGCTTTCTATCAGATCGCTAGTGCAACGATCAACGGTTCTGCAACAGCAGTGACCATTGGTACTACAGACATTTTGGGCTTGCCTGTTCGCTGTTTTGACGCTGGTTATGTTGTCAAAGTGGGCTGGAACAACACACTTGCTCAAGACACAGGAACCTTCACAGCCGCTGATATGACAAACCCAGCATCATCTATTACTGGTGATGTTCGTGGAACATATAAGCCCTCTACAGCATCTGATGGCACAAAGCGTTTAGTGATGACTATCGCCCTGCCCGGTATCGCTGTTGGTCCCAATGCTACCCGTATCGGTGCATTAGGCGTCACTCAAGCCTAAGGAGAAATAAACCATGGCTAAATCAATGAAGGGTGCAGGCGGCTTCAGCCAAATGCCCAAAATGATGACAGATGAGCCTTCAGTTATTCTGAAACTCAAAAAAGGCGGTCACGTCTCCATGAAGCACAAGAAGGAAGAGCATGGTCACAAGACTATGGAACACCATCTTGACGGCGGAATGGCTGGCAATGCTATTCGTGGTTTGGTACCTGCTTTGGCTGGTGCCGCTCCCATGAAGCCTTCTATGGCTATGCGTCGCAAGGCCATGGCTACTCCTATGATGAAGAAGGGCGGAAAAGCTCACCACAAAGACGGTGGAGACATTGCTCAAGACAAAGCCATGATCAAAAAGGCTTTCAAAGAGCATGACGCCCAAGAGCACAAAGGTGGTAAGGGCACTAAGTTGACTCTCAAACACGGTGGTAAAGCTCATCACAAGTTTGCCAAAGGTGGTTCAGTTGGTGATGGAATGGCTAAAGCTTTAGACAAGTTTGAAACCAAAACTACCATTGAGAACGACGAGAAGCCTTACGTTAACACTGAGATGCATGAAGCCAAGCGTGACAGAGTTCACGGTACTGGAGCTGTCAAAGAAGGTAATGCAGGTGGCTACAAGCATGGTGGAAAAGTTCACCACAAAGCTGGTGGCAAAGTGCATCACGTTTCTGGACACCCAGAAGGCTCTATGGAGCACCACAAGCATATGGCTAAACACCACGCCAAAATGCACAAAGAAGGCGGTTCTGCTCATCACAAGAAAATGATGGAACACCACAAAGCTATGTGCAAAGGTGGTAAGTATGCTACTGGCGGTTCAGTTCCTGCTGAGACCAACGAGAGCGATACAAGAGGTAGGATCGTAATGGGTGGAACCATTGAGGGCAATGAGCACGATTACGAAAATACTTTAGTTCACCAAGGTAGACGTGATACTGCTCACGGTACAGGTGGTGTGGATATGGCTAATGACGGTGGTTATAAGCATGGTGGCAAGGCACATCACAAGCGTGGTGGTAAACATCACTATGCTATGGGTGGTCGCGTCATGGGAGCTGAAGACAACGTCTCTACTACACCTAAGGGCAAAACACACACCAAGACTGGTGAAGTGATGGAGTCCAATGCTGGTGGTTTCAAGCGTGGAGGTCATGCCGTAAAAAAGCACTTCGCCACGGGGGGCGCTGTTAATAAACAGGGTTCTGCCGTGGTAATGCCCCAAGCTCACAAGCCTGCTTCTAGACCAGTTCACATCAACGAACTTTCTGGCACTTTCAAAAAAGGTGGCAGAGTAAAAAAGTTTGCTGAAGGGACAGATGAAAACGATTTGTCTCGTGGTGGATATGACTCTGTAGCAAAACAGGACACTGCTGATAACTTAGCGATGAGAAACATGATGTTAGACCCCATTAGAAAGGGTTACAACATGGTCAAATCAGCTATTGGTATGGGTAGCACTACACCGCCTGCTGGAAGCGTTACAAAGACTGTTAAACAAGTTTCTGTGACTCCTCCACAAAAGCGTCGTGGTGGCAGTATCAAGCGTTAAGTAAGGTGGGGGCTTAGGCTCCCACTCTTTAAGGAATACATCATGAGTAATGGAATTGTTGCTTCAGTAACACGAGCAGGTGCGTATGAGCCGTTTGACCTTCAAGTAGCAAGAGGTCAAATTTATGGGCACAGCGTTGTTAGCCTTTTTGGTTATCAATCTTCAGTAACCACAACTGCGATTCCTATTTGGGAAAATGCAACTACATACACATACATAACATCAGCATCAACTTTGTCGTTGGTGAGTACCTCTGCGTCTGATGATACGTCTGCAAAAATTTTAATCAGTGGATTGGATTCAAGTTTTAATCCAATTTCTGAAACATTGGCAATGAATGGAACTGGTGCAGTTACAACTGTAAACAGTTACTTTAGAGTTAATAGTTTGTTGATGGTCTCGCCCGGCACTGGGCAAAACACCAATGTTGGAACCATCACATTGAAACAATCTTCAAACATTGTTGCCCAAATCAATGTTGGTATTGGCAAATCACAAAGCACTATTTACACAGTTCCTGCTGGTTACACTTTCTATTTAGACCTTGCTGAAGTTAATAGTTCAAATAGCTATACTGGAAGCACGATCATCACTTACAGAGTGCAAGCAATCAACAATGCAACTGGCGTTAAATTGGCTGTTCTACAACAACCATTTGTTTCTATTTACACAGCTTCAAGAGCATCTGATCCTTTTGCTTACGCAGAAAAGACAGATATTCAATGGCAGTTGAGCACAAATACTGGAACCATAGCCGCAGGCATTATTGTTACTGGTAAGTTGATTCAAAATAATAATGCTGTAACAGGTTCAGGTTCATAATGCCTAGCAAATCGCCTGCTCAACATCGACTGATGGAAGCCGCCGCCCACACCAAGGGTGGCTTTGGTGGCGTTCCTCAAAAGGTTGGCAAAGAGTTCGTCAAAGCTGATGAGGGGAAGAAGATGGCAAAAGGTGGCTTGTATGCCAATATCCATGCTAAACAGGAGCGGATATCCCATGGATCAGGCGAAAAAATGCGTCGTGTCGGAGCTAAGGGTGCCCCAACCAAGGAAGCCTTTATTGAGTCAGCTAAAACTGCGAAGAAAAAAGATGGTGGTGGCGTCAACTTGGCTGTCAGTCGTGGTGAAAAATTATCGACAGACAGGGGTGCTGGACTAACTGCCAAGGGCAGAGAAAAGTACAATCGAGAGACTGGTAGCCATCTCAAAGCACCCCAGCCTCATGGTGGCTCAAGAAAAGATTCGTTTTGTGCAAGGATGTCTGGAGTAGTTAAACACGCCAAGGGTGATGCACCAAGAGCAAAAGCATCATTAAAGCGTTGGAACTGTTCTGGTTGGTAAGGAAAAAACATGGCTTTCTCAGGAACCGTAAGCACCACAGTGATAAATACGCAGACGGTCATTGACCATGCTGTGCGTCGCTGTGGAAAATTAGCTGAAGAGATCACTGACGAGCAACAACAGTTTGCAAGAGAAAACTTGTATTTTCTTTTGTCAAACATGATCAACCGTGGAATACAGTATTTTGCCATCCAAAAGACCGTTGTAGGCTTGATTGCCAACCAGTATGAGTATCTGCTACCCTTAGGTGCAAACGACGCTCTAAACGTCTTATATCGACAATTGGCAAGACCTTCTGGCTCATACACATCTGGTGCTGGTGGCGTTGTTGCCAACATCAGCGATGGAAACACATCGACTTACTGCCAGCAAACTAACCCCAATAGCTACTTTCAAGTTGATTATGGGACATCAAACCCCCAATACATTGGCTCAATAGGCATCATGCCTTATGTGGCAAACTTTGGAACAGCAACTTGGAGCTACTATTTGCAAGCTTCGAGCGATGGGGTGAACTGGCAGACCATTTACACAGGTACAAATGTGACTGTGACTGATGGGCAGTGGGTGTGGCAGGATGTGGACCCCGGCTTTAACGTCGAGTTCTACCGAATCCAAGCCTTCAATGGCACAACTTTGGCCCTTAGAGAGTGGTTTTTAGGCAATAACAGCACAGAAATTGAGATGTCTCGTCTAAATAGGGACGATTACACCAATTTGCCCAACAAAAATTTCACTGCTAACCAGCCTTTTCAATATTATTTTCAACGAACCATCAATCAGCCTACCATGACGCTCTGGCCTGTGCCAAATACGTCATTTGTGCAGATGACTGTGTGGTATTCAGCCCAGATTGAGGACGTTGGAACGCTTCAACAGCAGTTAGCCATCCCACAAAGGTGGTATGAAGCCACTATTTTCATGCTAGCTCACAGAATGAGCTTGGAGTTGCCACAAGTTGACCCAACTCGCATAGCTTATTTGGAGAAAATGGCTGACAAGTTCCTCTACGACGTCGAGCAAGAAGAGCGTGACAAGTCTCCTGAGTACTTCTCACCGAATATTTCAGTTTATACGAGGTAGAAAGTATTACTTATGCCTATATTCATTGATACACGAGGGATGTCTGATATATCTATTGCGATATGCGATAGATGTAAGATGAAGCGTCCCCATGCAGAGATGAGTATGGACTTTAACTTCCCCGGCCTCCGAGTGTGTGCCCAAGGCTGTAAGGATGAAAAGGACCCATATAGGTTGGCGGCTCGGAAGACGGAACGCATCAACATTCGTTTTCCCAGACCTGATACCAACATTGACGTGGTGCCAGACGCAATCATTGAAACTGGATATGGTCAATGGGCCTTGTCACCAGAAAATAATACACAAACACCATCAACAAATGGTAATCTAGATACACTAAGTCCAAGTCCACCTGAGAACCAATAACTATGGCTAATGGCTTTACTTACTGCTGGTCAGATCATAAAACTGCAAAAGTTTATGTGGGAGTGCATCTTGGAAATACAGATGATGGATATGTTTGCTCATCCAAGTCTATGTTGAAAGAATATTCTGACAGACCAAGTGACTTTACTAGAGAAATTTTGTTTGAAGGTGACTATGACATTTGTGCAAGTTTTGAAAAAGCATTGATCTCTGGTTTGTTTAAGCAAGACAAAAATACTTTTTATAACAGGTCAAATGGCAAAAAAATTATTTTTGATGATGAGATTAAAAAGAAAATAAGTGACAAACAAAAAGGCACAAAAATGCCAAATGGTCATTTAGAAAAAATGCTAAAGGCCAGAGAAGGATTGACTCCACACAGAAAGGGAGTTGTTTTAACTGATGAAATCAAGAGAAAAATCAGTGATTCAAAAAAGGGTTGTGTTGGTCCTAATAAGGGTCGAATAATGCCCGAAGAACAGAAATTGAAATTAAAATTAGCACATCTTGGAAAGAAGCATTCTGAAGAACACAAAAAATCTGTGTCTTTAGCTGTGAAAGAAGTTTGGGCTAAACGCAAAAAACAAGGAGCCTGACGTGGCGAATGTGACGATTACACAATTACCAGTAGCAGGTGCCCTAACAG